CAAAGCAGTGGAGTTTATTTACATTCCATTAAGACTGTTGAATACTGGAGCTATTGCAGCCGGTAACTACGGTTCACAAGCAAAATAAGACAAAAAGGAGCATTTAAATGCCAATCGCAAGTTTATCAAGATTTACAGTTCCGCTGAACACAGACCAAAGTGCTAGTAACCAAGGTTTGTTGATGCCAAAGTTAGCCTATAGATTTAGGGTATCATTGTTTGACTTCGGAGTCGGCGGAGCTCCGGCAACAGAATTAACTAAACAAGTTATGAATGTAGAGCGTCCAAAACCAAAGTTTGATGAAATTAAATTAGATGTTTACAACAGTGTAGTAAAACTAGCTGGTAAACACAGTTTTGATGATATCAAACTTGTTGTACGCGATGACATGACTAATATTGTAACTAACAAAGTTGGTCAACAAATGCAGAAACAATTTGATTTCTATGAGCAGGCCAGCGCCGCAAGTGGATTAGATTATAAGTTTACAACTGTTATTGAAATCTTAGATGGCGGTAACGGAGCTTATCAACCAATCGTGCTTGAATCATTCGAAGTACAAGGTTGCTGGATTAAGGCTGTAACCTACTCACAAGGAGACTACTCTAAGGGTACTGAAGCAATGACTATTGAAATGACTATCTGTTACGATAATGCAGTACAAACTGATGAAGCAGGTGGATTGATCGGCCTAGGCCAACCAGTTGGTCGTACAGTAGGAACATCAGCAATAGGTAGCTAATAGTATTTTTTTACTACAAATTAAGCCCAGTTTATACTGGGCTTTTTTGTTGATATAAATAAAACTATGAGTACATCTTTCAATCATTTCGTAAGTAACAATGGCCAGGGAACAATCTTCAAAAGTTTCGATCATGCCAGCAAACTATATGTAGCCAATAATTATGCTCGAGCACCTAAACTTGGTTTCTTATATTATGTTTATTTTAATATCAATGATAATGTAGTAGGGGATCAAGGATGGGCCAACAGCGCACAGAAAGATGTAGGTTTATTGGTTAAAAAAATTGATATGCCTAAATTTAAGATTACTACAGAAACTGTAAATCAATACAATAGAAAAGTAAATGTACAGTCTAAGTTGATCTATGAACCTGTTAATATAGAATTTCATGATGATAATAGTGATATAACAAACGGTCTATGGAAAAATTATTACAAGTATTATTTTGTAGATAGTAATTATAGTAGTGGTAATAGAGCCTATTGGGAAAATAGCAAATACGGTACAACTGATTATGCCTACGGTTTAGGCAATTATCAAAATGAACCATTCTTTGATACAATAGAAATTTTTGTATTACATCAACAAAAGTTTACACAAATGATATTAGTTAATCCTTTGGTCACAGCGTGGGATCATGATAAACTGGATCAATCTAATGGTAACAACATATTAACTAATAAGATGACTGTAGCTTATGAAAATGTAGTATATTTAGAAGGCGAAATTGAAAAAAATAACGGCACCGTAACTAATCCGCCATTATTTGCCCTTAGATACTATGATAATGTTGCAAGTCCATTGAGTGTAGGCGGTAACATCCTGAATTCAACTCCTGCCGCCAATGGAAAATTGCCCAATGATGCCGCAGTATTTGGTAAGAAACCACCATACCCACAGTATAAAAAACCATTAGTAGGCTATGTTCAAAATTGGGGAGGAGATCCCAACCTTGCTGAAAAGGCCTATGCACAACAACCCAGTAGTGGATTGTCTATAGGACTATTCATGGGCCACTTACAAATATCAGGCACGCAACAATTGGGTCCACTTAATCTTGGATTTAATGTATCTTCCGGTCGCGGTGGATTACATGGCGTACAGACTATTAATGCAGGACCAGTGACACTGGCTAAGAAAATATAATATGTCAGGAACTAATCTATACAGCAATCTCCCACCGAGCCCTGTAAGCAATAATTCTACAGTAGCAGCCATGGATGCCTATTATTCTAAGCCATTGGCAATAGATTCCACTACCTATAGTATGATGACAGGATTTTTTCAAAGCCGAGGATTTGATATTAGTGCATCAGAAACTACAGCTATTGCATTAATCAAACAAGCACAATTAGATGGCTACAATCCTATTAATGTTTTAGATTCTCTTAAAGGATTAAATGATGTTTCATTAAACAACATCATTGCTGAAATACTAAATTACAACAGATATAAAACTAGTTTTTTAGGTAATGCCACTGGCTTTACACCGTTCGAACCTGTTGCTAGAACAATCATAGCATGAGCTTAAAATACAGTCAGGGAATTTATACAGTCAAAAACCCAGACAAGTATGTGGGATCAAAACCTCCTTATTGTCGCAGTTCTTGGGAAACAACATTTTGCATGTTCTGTGACAACAATCCTAGCATACAACAGTGGGCCAGCGAACCAGTTAAAATTCCCTACAGAGATCCCCTGACTGGTAAACAAACAGTTTATGTACCAGACTTTCTAATAACCTACATAGATAAGAATCAAGGTAAACATGTAGAGATGGTAGAAATAAAACCAAAGAATCAAATGATGCTGGAAAAAGTTGGTAAAAATCCCTACAATCAAGCGCAGTATGTTAAAAATCTAGCCAAGTGGGAGGCCGCAAATGCCTGGTGTCGCAACAAAGGTATTAAGTTTCGAGTTATAAACGAATCTGATATATTCACAAATACAAAGACTACAAAAAAACGGAATAAGTAAGATTATGACTAAGAAATTACAAGAAGTATTTGACTTACCAGACGACCCTATGGTTATGCCTGCACCGGGCGAACCTGTACAAACTCAGGCCGTGATTACTCTCGAAGAACGCTTAGAAGAATTTGATAAAATATCAGCCGCTCTACCACGTGTAAAAGGGCTAGGTGATATCAGCGATTCAGAACTAGATGCACTGGCTGCCAAAGCAGAACAAGCCTACGATGATCTAATGGACCTAGGAATGAATGTCGAAGCTCGGCATGGTGCTCGCATGTTTGAAGTTGCGGCACAGATGATGAACGCGGCTATTACTGCTAAAACCAACAAGATTGATAAGAAATTAAAGATGGTTGATCTGCAACTTAAGAAGTTAGCCATTGATAAAAAACACGGACAAGAAGGTGAAGGAGCTGTTGAAGGCGAGGGCTATATACTCACAGATCGTAATAGCATCTTAGAAAAATTAAAGAATCTGAATAAATAATACACTATGAAAACTTTTCTAAATTATCTATCTGAATCAACTTCTGCTAAAAAATATCCTTTTAGGGTTAAAGTAGCAGGAGAGTTTACAGCAGAGCAAGAGACAAAACTCAAGTCTATGTTGGAGCGTTTTAAAGTTGATTCTTTCAAGAAAGTAGGAGTTACTCCTATTCAACAATTCCCACTAGACTTCCCACAGATTAGAAATTGTGAAGTTTCAATCTTTGAAGTTAATCTAGATTATCCTACAACTCAACAAGAACTTACAGAATATATAAGTTCAGGTCTAGGTATTAATAAAGGTAATCTAGCTGTTCGTCGTCCTGGCGAACCCAGTGAAGAATATCAAACACCTGTTGAAAAACGAGAAGGTGCACTGTTAGATGATCCAGATTACAAAGAAGCAGGTAGTCCTCAATTTGAAGATTACTATGGCGACAAATACAATTCAGGATTTGTCAAAGAATTAAATGATCTCTTGAAATTACAGCGTAAAGCTCGTGGTGAAGAGATACCTACAGAAGGTGTGGCCAAATATAATATTGATACTCCGGCCAGCACACAGAGCATGTTGCAGTCTGCTCCAGATCCAAGAAGGAAATAATTATGCAAATGATCGACGTAATGAAACGCCTAGCAGAGCTAGATTCAACTAATCCCAATGTAATCAAAGAAAATATCAGTGTTGAAGAATGTGGTCCAATGGGAATGATGGGTGGCATGGAAAAGCCTAGCACACCTGCTACATTGAATATCACAGCCGACAACGGCGAAGAATTAGGTAACATGTTGGCTACTATTATGAAGCTAGCTGGTGTACAAAAAGTAGAACCAGAGCATCTTGGTATGGAACCAGAGCCAACAGTTATGACAGCTGAGCCTGTTACAGCAGTTGGACCAAGTGCACCAGAAATGTCATCAGGTGATGACATGCGTGGCATGATGTCAGTTGTAGATAAATTAAATCCCGAGCACGGCGATGAAGAAGGTGATGAAGAAGAAACTGATGAAGGCAAAGATGAATTTGGTATTCCAGGTGTAGATACTACTCCTAATCGCCCAGATGCACACAAGTCATTTGACGGTAACGAATTTGCCAATCATCCAAATGATGGTAGTACACATGGTCGTGCTACTAAAAATAATCCGCATGGTAACCCAATGGGACACGAGCAAGAAAAAGAACAAGAAGCTAACATGGCCATGGAAGAGCAGTTGATGGCTGAGTATAAAAACTTTATCAATGAAGCCAAAGAGTGCAAGGTTTGTCACGAACCAATGAAAAAATGTAAGTGTGATTAAACATGTTAGTTTTTCCAAATAGGCTCTTCGGAGCCTATTTTTTTCAGTAAATACTTGTATGGCAAATGAAAACAAACTGGTAAAGACTGCTCACGTTACCCAAAAGTTCACTGAGCAAGATATTGTTGACCTTGGAAAATGTATGGATCCTGTTGGCGGGCCGCATTATTTCCTAGAGCATTTCTTTCACATTCAACATCCTACAAAAGGCAAATTATTATATGAACCTTTTGAATATCAGAAAAGATTAATTGACAGCTATCACAACCATAGGTTCAATGTAAACCTACTACCTCGCCAGACAGGTAAAGCACTGAGTCTAGATACACCAATAGCTACTCCGACAGGATGGACAACTATGGGAGATATCAAAGTCGGTGATAACATCTTAGGCCCAGACGGAACAACTGTAAATGTAACATTTGCAACCGAAGTCATGCATAATCGAACCTGCTACCGAGTAGAGTTTGATAATGGCGATTCGGTATTGGCAGATGCAGAGCATCTATGGGAAGTAAATTCTGGATTTTGGCATATACAACAAAAAGTATTGACAACTAAAGAAATATTAGATTACAAAGAAAAAAACAACACAGTGGTATATATACCTATCACTGAAGCAATAAAAGGTTCCTATCAAGATCTACCTGTATCTCCCTATACATTAGGGGTATGGTTAGGTGACGGAGCCTCAGCCGGAGGATGTTACACACAATCAAATATTGATAATATAGAAATGGTCAATTTGATAATGAGTGATGGATATGTTTTGTCTCCTCCCAGGGTCAACAGCCCCAATAGCGAGGTTAGGACTATATATGGTTTGATGCCAACTCTAAGAGAACATTCATTACTTAAAAACAAACATATTCCGGATATATATCTAAGATCATCTATAGAACAAAGATTAGATCTTTTGAGAGGGTTGATGGACACTGATGGGTCTGTTGATAATAGATCTGGTAGATGCGAATTTTATCAAAAAAAATATAGTTTAATCAAGCAGGTAAGAGAATTACTAACATCTCTAGGAATCAAAAGCAGATGCAATTTCAAAACCCTCAACGGTGAAAAATACTATACTTTAGGATTTGCAACTGACAAATACCGAGTATTCAACCTTAAACGCAAGGCTGATCTGCAGAAAAAATGCAAGGGCCATCCAAAAAATAAAAGATTATACATAACTCAAATAATACCAGTTGATTCAGTTCCTGTTCGCTGTATTCAAGTTGATCACCCTAGACATCTTTTCCTTTGTGGTGAAACTATGATCCCTACACACAACACCACAACTGCCGCAGGGTATCTACTGTGGTTTGCGATGTTTGTTCCAGATTCAACCATTCTAATTGCCGCACACAAATATACAGGTGCACAGGAGATCATGGCTCGTATTCGTTATGCCTATGAATTGTGTGCTGATCATATACGATGTGGAGTAAAGAGTTATAACAAACAAAGTATTGACTTTGATAATGGCTCGCGTATTATTGCACAGACAACCACTGAAACAACTGGTCGTGGTCTTTCTTTATCATTGCTATATGCAGATGAGTTTGCGTTCGTTCCGCCCAATGTAGCCACAGAATTCTGGACTTCGATATCACCTACACTAGCCACAGGTGGTAAAGCGATTATTACTTCAACACCTAACAGTGATGAAGATCAATTTGCACAGATATGGAAAGAAGCTAATCTAAGATATGATGAGCATGGTAATACCCAGGAAGTAGGTAAGAATGGATTTTTCCCCTTTAAGGCACACTGGAGAGAACATCCAGAACGTGATGATGCGTGGGCTGAAACAGAACGTAGTCGTATTGGGGAAGAAAGATTTCGTCGTGAACATGAAGTTGAATTCTTGGTATTTGACGAAACACTGATCAACAGCATTAAACTTGCAGGTCTGGAAGGCAAAGAACCTATCATGAAGATGGGGCAAGCACGATGGTACAAAAAGATTAATCCTAAACATACATATGTGATTGCATTAGATCCTAGTCTAGGCACAGGCGGTGATCCTGCAGGTATACAGATTATAGAATTGCCCAGCTTTGAACAAGTAGGAGAATGGCATCATAATCTCACACCTATACAAGGACAGGTTCGTATACTGCGAGATATTTGTCAATATATCAGTGACGAATGTAGCAAAAAAGGATCTACTCCTAGCATGTATTACAGCGTTGAAAATAATTCTGTAGGTGAAGCCGCACTGATAGCAATCAACGAATTAGGTGAAGAAACTATACCCGGATTATTCCTCAGTGAACCTATACGCAAAGGTCATGTACGCAGATATAGAAAAGGATTTTACACTACCCACGCCAGTAAAATAGCAGTCTGTGCCAAGCTAAAACACCTTATTGAAAGCAATAGAATGAAGATAAATTCCAAGCCTTTGATCAGTGAACTTAAAACTTATGTTGCTAAAGGACTGGGATTTGAGGGTAAATCTGGCACACATGATGACTTAGTTAGCAGTGTATTGTTGGCAATTCGCATGAGCATGGTGCTACAAGATTGGGATCCTGCTATCTACGATAAGATGCGTGAAGAAGCAGAAGATGAGTGGGAAATGCCAATGCCCATTTATGTCAACACTTTTTAATAAATAATAAAATGCAAGCTATACAAATAATCTCTCAAGACCTGTTTGACAAAGTCCGCTCTCGTTTCTCAAATTTAGAAATGGGCGATGAAACAGGTGCAGTTACTATCGATCCCGCAGAGGCACGTTTCTTTGATTTTGACTTCGTGCTAGAGGGCAACAATCTAGGGCGTGTTAGCATTAGCCTAAACGATCTAGGTAGCTTAAAAGTTTACTATAGCCAAGGCATTACAGAAAATCAAGATGACCCTGCTAAAAAAGAGTGGTACAGTTTCTTAAAAGAAATGAGATTTTTTGCCATGCGAAGATTACTGAGATTTGATACTAGAGACATTGCTAAAACAAATCTTGACAAAAACGATTTTCAACATCTTGCTACTACGCAAGGCCCCAAGGAAGAACCTATGACAAACACAATGAATGAATCACGCTGGAATCAAAAAAGCACAAAGAAAACTAGTCGTGCAGTAAAAGGACAAACAGAAGTTATTGTTCGCCATGCTCGAGCAGTAGATGAAATGTATCCAGGTGCACGTAGTCAAAAGAAAAACATCAAGGCAATCTTTATTCAGAATCACGATGGGGAAAGATTTAAGTATCCTTTCATTCACCCAGCCGGTGCATTCGCCATGGCACAACACGTAGATCACGGTGGCATTCCACATGATCCAGCAGGCAAAGCAATTATTAAAATGAGTGAACAAATTGCTCAACTACAAGAATTTCAAAGAAAAGTACACAAAGCCACCTTGCACGATGATGCAACAGGAATTACAGAGCGTGCCTTAGGCCGACTAAATGAACTCAAAGCAAGGATGGAATCATTAGGCAAACGCCAACACTACGAACAGTGGATGGAAGAATTCAGCAATCAGGCACCTATGGATGACGGTCTAGAAATGGACGAAGTTACTATGGAAGAATACAAACAAAAATTTACACAAACAAATTTCCAAGAAGAACTAGCGGCATTTTTCCCCTTGCTACATCGTATCATGAGCGAGACCAACAGCATTGATTTAGATTCATTTGTAGGCGAAAACAAGCATGAAGAATGTGAGACATGTCACAGTGATCCATGTGAGTGCGATGACGAAGTTAAAGAAGATGCATTTGATGCATTTGAAAATTGGGCCGAAGCAGTTGAGCAAGGTAAACTGGCAGATGACCAAATTGAAGAATTAAAAAATGCTATTATGCAACTACCACAGGGCAACGATGGTCCTAAACTAGACCTAGGCCCAGATGGTCAAACAGCAGTTCAATTCTTCCAAGAGTTTGGATTAGATGATTCTGATCTAGAAGAAAAACTCAAAGACATGGCCAATGTTGACTCAACTACTGATGCACTCGAAGTGTTCAAACTATGGGCCAACGAAGACTATCCTGAGCTAGCAGTAGCACTAGGTATGAGCGATACAGGTGGACAACCAGAAGCAGGTGAAGAACAACCTGTAGCAGAAGGTCCAGGCCTTATGGTTAATGGTAAAGAAATTGACATGCGAAGTTTAGAAATTGATGGTGTTGATCCTAGAGATTATCCAGATTTCAGTGATGCATATATCAGCTATGCACTATTCACTGATGGCACAGAATTAAATGATCAAGAAATAGAACAATTAAATGACGAGCACGGTGACCTTGTACACGAGTTGGCTTACGATAGTTTACATGAAAACGAAGAAGCAGGTGGTCCTGCAAATACAATGATGAGCAAAGAGAATGTAATCAGAGAAGTGGCAAAATTAGTAAAAAGCAGATTCAACGAAGACAATCCAGATGTAGGTCCATTCAATGGCAAAGAAAATATTGCACTAGATGTTAAGAAAAAATGCAGTGAAATGTTTGGTGACCAAGTAGGCGAACAGGCAGAACAATTGGCAATGGAATTTATGGAAAAACTCAGCAAACGTTGGGAAGAAAAACACGGGCACATTGAAGATGACGGTTTGGCAAGACTAAAAGAATTACTAGGCAATGTAAAATCTAAAGTAGAAAGCATGGGCGATGTTGGAGGCCATCCTGGCAACAATATCATGAGTGCAGAAGGTGATGACAAAGACAAACCACCATTTGACCCACCTTATAAAAATGTAGAACCACATAAAGATCAATACGGAAATCCGGTAAAACATGTAGCAAAACATTTGGCAAAACAAGGAATGAAACAAGCTATGGATGCCAAAGAAGATATCTTAAGACTAGCAGGTTTGGCAAAATAAATCATTTTTTGCAATCATAAAGGTTGCAATGATAAATAAAACTGTGCATACTAAACACATGCACAGTTTTTCTTTTTAGTCAGTTGGCTTTAAAGAAGAGGCATAATATAACATTTATTAAGGAAAAACATTATGGCAACTTTAGCAGAAATCCGCGCAAAGCTTCAGGCTTCAACTCAACAAAACTCCGGCAGCGGTGGAGGTGACAACGCAATTTTCGCCCATTGGAATATTGCAGAAGGACAAACAGCAACAGTCAGATTCCTTCCTGACGCAGACCCAAACAACACTTTTTTCTGGATTGAACGAGCAATGATTCGATTGCCTTTCGCCGGAGTTAAAGGTGACACAAACTCCAAGCCAGTAACTGTGCAAGTACCTTGTATGGAAATGTGGGGCGAGTCTTGTCCAGTCTTAACAGAAGTGCGTCCTTGGTTTAAGGATCCTTCATTGGAAGATATGGGTCGTAAGTATTGGAAGAAAAAATCATATTTGTTCCAAGGCTTTGTAGTTGATAGCAAGCTACAAGAAGACAAAACTCCAGAGAATCCTATTCGTAGATTCATCATGAGTAGCCAGATTTTTAACATTGTTAAAAATGCGTTGATGGATAGTGAGATTGAAGAATTGCCAACAGACTATGTCCGTGGCTTGGATTTTAAGATTGCTAAAACCAGCAAAGGTGGTTATGCTGACTACACAACCAGCAGTTGGTCGCGTCGTGAGCGTGCTCTTTCAGAAGCAGAACATGCCGCAATTACGCAGTATGGCTTGTTTGATTTGAAGAGTTTCTTACCAAAGAAACCCACTGATGTTGAACTCAAAGTCATCAGCGAAATGTTTGCCGCATCAGTAGATGGCGAAGCATATGACATGGATCGTTGGGGTCAATACTTCAAGCCAGATGGTATGAAGGGTAATTATGCACCTAGCGCCAATGCAACTCCTGCTCCGGCAGTAGCGGCAGCACCCAGGGCAGTAACACCAGTATCTGCACCTATTGAGGATGATGAAGTCCCTTTTGAATCAGCGGCTCCTGCACCAGCGGCAGCACCC